GCCACTAACTCAGTAACTATTCTGCCGTTTTTATATTCTTGATAAAACCTGTCGATTCTTTTCTCTACAGGCTCATAATTAGATAAATCGAATCCCATTAAATATCATCTCCACATGTGCATAGGTACTGCTCGCATGAGGTACATCTCTGCGCCTCATTATCGGCTTTTATTTGTAGCCACTTAATCTTGGCTGATAGTGCTAGTTTGTCCCATATTTTAGGATCCTCTATATTAGTCATAATTACCCTCTCCAGTGTCATACGACTCTACATAGATGGTCTGACAATAGCGTCTAATTAGTAGATTTGATGCTTTTCTCTAGGGTGTCTACGCGCTTACTGAGCCCCTCGATTTTAGACTCCACGCGTTGTATGCCTAATGCTATATCGGGAAGTGATTTGCCCCCATTAGACCCAGGCTGAATAAGAGATGTGTGCTCAGCGATACTGCGCTGTATAGGTTTTACCACTAAATAACGATGTGAGGCTATGAGCAGAGCACCAATGGCTGTAATAGCCATAGATACCTGACCTATTAGCAGGATGTAATCAATCAGAGTCATCGGACTCCCTAATCGGAAATGATATAGCCCATATTAGTAGTCCTGACAGAATTAGCCACCCTGTAACAACCTTAGCTGAACCATCAAGGGTGAAATAGGCAATCATTAAACCGACATATGTCCAAACGTCACCAGTAATACCTATGAAATACTTTTTAACCCACTTCATTTATTTCTCCTACTAATAGATGCCACAGCTGATATCTGTGCTATCTGTTGTACTAATACTGCTGCGACAACCACGCTCTGTGATTCTTCGCGTTGCACAGGTGTCATATCTGATCCAACATTTAATATCGCTTCAGTCGCTGCAAAGATTTCAGCGACACCAGGTATATCTGCAAACGCAGTCGGTATCTCTAATTCTAATGTATTTTCAGCTATGTATTCTTGAATTATTTCTTCTTGCCTTAGTTCCTCTATTTGCTCTACACTTAACTCAGGTTCAATAAAAGGAGTTTCAGATGGCTCTGGTTCAGCTACTGGCTCAATTATCTCTAATTCTGGCTCTACTATCGGTGGCAGGATTGGGGTGGGTTCTACGATTACAGGTTCCTGAGTTGAAATCGGTGCGTTACCTGAGTTATCTATTACTGGTTCTGGGATTGGTTCAGGCGTTAATTCTTGTGTCGGGGTTGGTGTAGGTGTCGGGGTTTCTGTTTCTTCTGGTGACAGTGTTGGCTCTGGTGTGGGTGTTTCAGTCGGAGTGATACTAGGTGTAGGACTAACTGATGGCGCACCTGACCAGTTAAGTGTGTACGATCCTGTAGGTTTTTGATTACCATTAGTGACAGCCCACGCATATGATGTGGCTCTAATAAAATATAAACCTGCATCTATAGGCAGGCTCAGTGCTGATGCTAAATAATTAGTAGCTGTGTGTCCACCATCATCGTTATATCCCAGACGTGTATTGTCCTGCCATAACTCGACCCAGGAATCTATAAATCCTGTTGCACGTGGATCACCAGTAGTTGTAGTGATAGTTACAGTCGTAGGTTCGACAGCCTCTATCGTCACATCCACATAGGGTTGCTCAGGTGATAAATCTACTAATATCTCATCAGCTAATGCAGATGATGACATCATGACAGCGAGAATCAGTAAAGGTAATGCTAATCGCAGGCGTTTGCCGCGAATGTCAGCTCGCTAAGATCTTGGCAGGGTCACAGTCAGCACCAGCTGACCATCTTACGTTGTCGCGCATCTCGAAGTGTAAGTGTGGACCTGATGAGTTACCAGTATTACCTGACTCACCTATGTGCTGGCCTTTTACTACAGCATCACCTGGTTTAACTAATGACTTTGTAAGATGTGCGTAGATAACCCATCTCTTTTGATCATTAACGGTAACCTGTTGCACAATTTGTGTGCCGTAGGATTTGCCCCAGTTTGCGTTAGCGATTACACCATCATCGACTGCGAGAATATCTGTGCCTGATGGCACTGCAAAGTCCACACCAGTGTGATAGCCACGACTCCACATCTTGCCTAACTTCTTATATTTTGTGGTTATCTTGCCATCTTTAATGGGTAACGCCATTATTTAGTTTCATCTTTCTTATTAGCACGTTTAAATATTGCATCGACTTCAGCCTGTGTAAGTTTCCCATCATCCAAAAACGCTTTGGCCAAATCTGTGATCACACGTGACACTGCAAGCCCCCCAGCAATAGCAGCCGAGTTTATAGGTGCGACTCCAGCGAATGCGCCCACACCGATGGCTGGAAGTGCTGTGGCTAGAAATAAAGCAAACGCTCTCATTACGACATCTTTAATAATTGTGATACTCATAAATTCTCCTCAGGTCTATGACCTAATTCTACCCCAGGAGTTTGTAATGCATTTACCACTTGTTTAGCGACAGGTGATGCGAGTTCTGCATATATCGCTGTTGTGGCTGGTGAAGCGTGGCGCATAAGTTTAGACACAGCTAATAAATCACCACCAGAAACTGAATAGCAGTTAGTAGCAAAATAGTGACGACCCGAATGCAGTTTCTTATTTATACCTAATCGTCTTAACTCTTTACACGCTGCAACAGATAATGAATGTGGTTGCATGGTAGGCCAAAGTCTGCCTAGAGTCTTATATGACTTAATCATCTCCACGATAACTGGATGTGCTGGTAATGCTAAATCTGTGCCACCTTTGCCATGTGGGATACGTATCATGAAGCCATCCTGATGCTCTTCTAAATCAGCTCCACAGGTAAGAGATATTTCTGCTGCTCTGAAACCTGCAAAACAAGACAGGATAAACCAGTCACGCTGAGGACTGACAGCTGATTCCATAATCGTGGCTACCTCACCAGCTGTAAATGGTCTAGGCATCGATTTAGGCTTCCTAATGCGCACCAGTTTCTCAGCAGGGTTCTGATTATCAGGTACTAATTTAAGATGTATGAGATGCCTGTAAATCATCTTGTAACGATTACTATTCGTCTTTCTAGTGGCCTGAGCAGGCGATAACATAATTACCTGCTCTAAGTCATCAGTAGTAGCGAACTGTGGATGCACACGTGATGCCAGTCGATTTATTAAATGCTTATCAGTTAGCCATAACTGTTTCTTATGATCTAATACCTGAAAGCGTTTATGGTAGGCATCTAATATCTGCTCGACTGTGTACCAGGGCTCAGCTGTTACTACGGTGTCGGTTTCGATATCGCCACCAGTCTCTTGAGTTTCTTATTTAATTTGGACATTTCACCTTTAAGTCTTTTGATTTCAGCTCTAATCTCTTTCTTTGTGACAGGCTCAGACTTAACCTCAGGCACATACTGGATTACAGTATTTGTACCACCACTAACTGTTACTACTCGTTCTATGATCTGTGGTGCAGGTGTAACGGTCACTGTAGGTGTAGGCGTTGGTGCTGGAGTATAGGTGCCGTTTAGCCAGGCAGTCCAGTCATCTCCACCAGCCATCTGTAAAGTCCAGGCTTGTGATGTCCAGCATGTAGTGATGTAACCACCACCCATTACCCCCTCACCAGTCTTTACAGGATATTGCGCTGGACATGTGATATCACGTGTCTCACGATATGAGCCTGGATATGGTTCAGTAAATGCGACAGCTGGAGTACTTATTAGTGCGCAGATGGTTGTAATAGTTAATACTTTGGATTTCATTTGCAACCTGCGTATATCTGCACAGGATAGTAGTTGCTGTAGATATTACTACGTATATACGTTGTATATACAGATAATTAAATTATCGAGTTAATTTCTTCTTCAGTTAGTCCAGCAATCTCAGCTAGTTTAGTTATCGCTGATGCGCGTGCTGCTTGCTTAGCCAACTGCTCGGCTTCGAGTAGTGCTTGTGCTTGATTGTCTGCTTCGCGTTGTGCAATAAAAGCATCTTTATCTGAACCAGTTAATTCAATAACTTGGTCGCCGTCTTGAATTAAAATTTGTACTTCTTTTTTATTTGCCATTATTCGTTGTATCCAAACACTTGAAGCGTTCCTGCTATATTTCCTGATGAACTAAAAAAACTCATTGAATCGTAAGAAGTTGTATTATCAACTATTGAACCTAGCATAAAAACACTTGAAGCGTTTGTAGTCCTTTTATTTGTACCATAAGCATATACTCTAGTCACAACTGTTTCAAAAGGTGAATAAACATTTATTTCAGAACCACCTGCTAAGTTTGCATTTGAATTGCCAGCCCAACCAGAAGTTTGTGCTGTTGAAGAAACATATCCTAGCGCACTATCCATAATAATAACTGACCTGCCATATACGGCACTTGTTAAATCTGTTCCTGATGCTCTCATTCTAAATTGCATATAATCGGCTGTCACGTTTGTGTGATTTAAAACAATTTTGTAATTTTTGTATGTAGCACTAAAAGTTGCAGCAGGTAAAGATACGCTGGTTACTCCACTAAAACTAGTTGTTGAGATCAGCGTCAAACCCTGATTGGAAGCAGCAGCAGGATACACATCTGCAAATGCAGCACCTGTGTAAACCTGTAATTTATCGACATCAGTTAAATAGGTAAGCATTCCCTCTTCGAAGTTAGCTGTACCGATAGCAGATGATCGTGCAGCAGTACCACCGAATACCATTACTGCTTGATCTTGCAAATAATTCTGCACATTCGATGCACTTAAAACTTCACCAGCTGTAAATACTCTGTAGCCTGAGCCCATTTAGAAACTCAACCTTCCATCGTCTAGTAGTCCGAATACTGTGTCATCTAGAACTAAACTCGCATAGTCTAATGTCTCGAAGCCGTATGTAATTCTGTGAGACATAGGTACTATCTCATGATCTATTCTAATGATAGTTGCGTACTTGTCTATCTGCGTGCCAGTTTGATTAGGTGTGAACTTAATCTGTGCTATGTCACCTATCTCCAGTGATAGCACTGCTGTCTGATTACCAGACGATAAATCCTCTAAGGCTACAGTCAAAGACTCGAACCGATACTCAGGCTCTGAGTACTTACCTAGCAGATAATCAGCTAAATCCTGAGCATCAGCATCAGTATTCATCAAAAGCCCCGATTGGACTAACGCTACGACCCCATACGAGTTCTGACTATCAGAATCTGAGGCTGTGGCTGTACCACCACTAGCACGCTCAATCTGAATAAAGTTGTATAAAAGTTCCGACCCATAAACGACCTGCACATCCACAAATGGGACACCTGTACCATCATCTGTGAAAGCGACTAGCCCTGTAGAAACTGGGGCATCAGTCCTATCTTTAAATACGATAGATCCATCAGCACCCATAAATAATGCACCAGGCTCAGAGAAATTAACCAACTGGAGATAGTCCAGAGCATTAGTACCATCACTAACCACATCAGCCTGTAATATCA